TTACCATAATCTAGAGCAGTCAGTAGCGCTCGAGGCCGAGTATTGCGAAGATAATCAGCCAAAGCCGGCACGGCAGCTGCGGGCTTTGGTGAGCTGGGAATAACGATTAGTCGCAGCAGGTATAATACGTCCATCGGATAGCGCCACAGACTACGCATTGTTTGGACGAAGGAGGCTTGGCGTAGTCTGATAAGATTAACTTTGTCGGAAACCAGATCATGGAAAACGCCTTTTTCATCGACTACCAAAAGATCGACATCGACTCCCGACGCAGCAAGAGCATTAGCAAGGTTCACAGTTGATCTTTCGGCACCGCCTCCCTTCAATGATTTGATGAAGATGGCTATTTTCTCATTCTGGTCAGTAAGTGACGCCACCCGACAACTCTCCATATTTCGAGGAAAACTTCACCTCTTGTCCCTATCTAATTAAGCTAATCGCGTTGCAATAGACAATTACAACTCCGAGAACAGAAAAAATGCGTTTTCCAATCGCGCTATGTTGCACGAGGTCAGTGAAAAGAGTTGGATCTCTCGTCCATTGACACTGCACTGTTTCGCTCTAGATAGCGGTTATTCACGGCATCACAGCCCCCGCTTGAATGTAACGTGAGTAACCCCGGTACGGCCCCCGCTGTCCGGGGTTTCCTTTTCAGTTGTATTCTGAAATTATAAAATCGCACCAAAGGCCGCCCGTCAAAGTTGCCGGAGGTGTAGCCCCGGATTTGACCTACCGTCGTCCGGGGTTTTCTTCAGCGAAATTCTCTGTGTTCTCTTGGTTATGTGATTATTTTTCGCTCTAGTAAGGGGAAAACCGTGAAGCACATTTTCATAGACGACGATATCGACATCGGCCACTCAGCTATCGCTATTAAAAATGCGAAGATGCTCGGCGCCAGCCTTGACACTGACGGGCATGGGAACATTCTGACGGTATGTGTCCATTTCCTTGACGGTCAAGAACAGAAAGCCATCTCGATGCAGAGAGATGATGCACTCATCCTGTTACTGACATTGAAGCATATATTGCTAGACACGGACCATGAGCAGACACGAGCGAACTAAATAGAACGCCCGACTGCCGGGATTTTCTTTTTATGGATCAAAGTCTACAGAATGGCGTTAAGTTTTCATTAGGACCTTTGGAGAATGAAATGCCGGCTGAATTCTGGGCTTCGATTGCGACAGTGAGTGTTTTTGTAATTATCGTGGGTGCACTGATGTGGCGCTGCAAAGAAGAACGAAAACTTCTCCGGTAACGTCATCCGCTTTGGGCCCCAGACCATTCAAACACCGGCAGTTCAGCCAAGAATGCTTCGACACTTGGCTGATTGCTCTCACCTCGCTGCACCTTGTCCAATTCAGCTAGCGCATAGAGCCAAACAGCATCACGCCACGCGACGAACGCTTGGGCTTCAGCGGCCCATTGTTCAATTGTCGAGTTGACGTAACTCGCCAAGGTCGCGCCGCTGTCGTACTGAAGCGCCACGGCCTTACTGTCGATTAGCGACTGAATAGCTCGGCGGTACTGCTCAACGCTCGGGACAGGGTCTGCTACAGCGACCGCAACGAAACGACCGTTTTCCAGCTTCCGAGACGCACGATTGAGGTAAACATCGTCATACTGCTGGCGTGTTATTTCGATAGCCTTTGCAGGCACTTCGATCTGGGTGTCGTCCGGATAAGCGGCCATATCCCAAAACCCGTTCGGGAAACCATCATCATCCACGGTTACATAGATTTTCTTTTCCATCTCAAACCCCGATCGTGAGCCAGTTTACCTGCGCCAGAATGCCAACAGCAGGCGTTCCACTGTCCGCGTATTTCGCAACAGCTGAAAAGGCATTAGCCGTCTGTTCCGGCCAGACGGAAAAATTAACACCTACATTTGAATTGCCGTTCACGATCACTGGCCGATAAGAGTACGCTGCCCCGTATGCGGTGGGCAGAGTGATCGAAAAGCCACCAGCCGAATTAGTCGTTTGAGCCTCTGCGCCGTATTGGATTAACTGCCCGCCCGGCGTTCTTTCCCAACCACTGCCAGACGATCCGCCAAGAAGAGCATACATCTGGGCAGCATTGGCTTTTGAAAGCAGTTGCCTAGCGAAAGAAGTCAGATCCGTAAGAGCAGTGCTTGTTGCTGTATCAAAGAAGGGAAATTTGTTAGCGGAAGCCGTACCAGCGAGTTTCAAAAGCACGAGAGCCGCAGCCGTAATATCCGATTGCGTAAGATTTCCAGAACCATCGGTGTTCAGGATTTTATTCGCAGCCAGCGTTAAGGCGGCAAGCTTGGCAAGACTGCCGTTTGGGTCTTGGATGCCGAAGCCTGAGGTCGGCTTCAGCTCATACTGACCAGCTGCGTTACCAACCGGCACCTTGCCATCCTCGACACCAAGTTCAGCGAGGTTGGACAGAATGCCATTTCCTAGAAGTTCGATAAGGTTTGTAGACTTGCCTGCAAACCTCGCACCATCTGGCAGAAATCGCATGCGGTACGAGAATGTTCCGCTCTCTCCCGGCCAAGGCTCAACGAACTGACCCGTAACATTGCTATCGATAGGATTACCGAATTCGCTTGTTCCCTTGATGATCGCTGTGAAACCTTGCAATTGCACAGTATCACCCTCACGAAAGCCCATCGTTCGCCAAAGCGTATTGGTGCCGGTGAAATTGACGTCACCTTGTGTGACAGTAATCGTTCCCGACACGTAATCAGGTAAAACGGCCATAGATTTGCCTCCCCATGCAAAAGCACGGTCTGGTTAGTCAGATTGTTTGATTGAGACGTTCAGCGTTTCCAGACGAGCGATTTCAGATTTCCTGAACCGCTTAAGTTCGTTCCGGTCTGGTTGTTGGTCTTTCTGACCTGATAGGTATTGTTCCCACGAACCGCGCTGCTATCAATAGCTGCCGTGTTGATCGAAACCGCTGTGCTCTGACCGGTGGTGAGACCATAGCTGAACTGTCGAATGACAGCCCCTGTAGTGGTATTGATAAGCGATATCGTGGTCGTTGACTGCGTTGAACCGCCAACGATGGTCAGGGTGGCATTGACGTACCAATCCAGCAAAATCGTGTTGCCTTGCGGGCTGTTGATCACGAATGAGCTTAAGGTAACGTCATTGACTGACGTGTTGATATTGTACGACGTGTCGGTCGTTCCCGTCACAGCGTTGAAGTCGAGGTTGCTTGTTCCCACAATCAGATTGTCGATCACAGCATTCTGAATTTGCGCCCACTCGATCGATACATTCACGATCTTCGCCCAGTCCATGACGAAGCCTTCGCCATACATGACGTTGTTCTGAATGACGAACGGGTGAAAAAACTCAGTGCCGTTGGTGAAAACAATCTGCGCAGCCATCAGCGCTATGCGGGCCTGTGTATTGTTGACATCCAGAAACAGTCCGGCGCTCTTCCAGTCGCCAACTGTCCCGCCCTCAACCTGCATACCGATACGAGAGTTCCAGCCAGACGGCGCAACTGAGCTTGCCATTCTGAATGTCGCATTTGCGCTGACATTGTTCACAACAGTCGTCAGGCTGGTGATTGCCGTTGCCTGAGCTTCAACCTCATCTTCAACGCCATCAACTCTGGCCTGAAGAAGTTGGACGATGCTAGCACCGGTATTATCCCAGAGCTGCGCATTGATGCGGATAAGCTGCTGACCAATTGCACTGTTTGGACCAGTTGCGACAAGGATGTCTTCTTGCCAGCTCGCCTGCGCATTGCTGAACGTGCTGGTAAGCTGACGGCTTAAACGCTGGATATCTGCATAGTTTGCGTTGTGGTTGTCAGATGTCGTTGTCGCAAGTTCTTCCGCCTGACGGATGATTTCACGCATCTGCGGACCAATCCAGCCTAGATAACCTTTCAGATCATCGTCAAGCCCCTCGTAATCGATGGGATTACCGTTATTCGCATTGAGTGTGCGAAACGGCGTTGCCGCAGACCAAGACACAGAGCGGCCATTATCAACACGAAGTCGGGTTCGAACAAACCAATCCGTGAGCGATGTCAGCCCTTCCACAAGGATGACATTGGTGACATCCCAAGTAACAAACCGCTTAAACACCTGTGTCGGGTCATTGGCGGGCCAATATTCAATGTCGACGCCAACAACTGAAATATCGTCAATCTGATCCCAGAGAAGGCGTGCGCCCGGAAGCTCCCCACCTCCGTCAGCCTTAACGATAATCGGCAGCACATCGAAGTTCTGAACCTCAGCAAGATACTGAGGCGGAGGAACCACCACGATATTCGGAGGGTTAGTTTCATACGCAGTCGGATCGAATACGCCGTTGCTGATCTGCTGCAACGCAATTGAGATATCACGCGCGCCATCCGTATTAATGCCGCCGAGCTGGCGCGTGAGAACCTGAAACGTTCGGTCGCCATACTTCGCGCTGTTCCAACGAAGCCACCGTCCTTCCTTGATCATATCAAGAAACTTCGGATGAACGGTAATCTCGGCAGACGCCTGATAGCGAGCGCCACGAATGGCAATATCTGCGAGACGGTCAACCTGCTTAGGATCGGTGACAGCGCCATATGGGATAGCACTGGCAAGCGTTTCGCGGTCTTCTGCTAAAGCGCCTGTGTCGATGCGGGTTGCGGCGTCTTTCGTTTCATAGAAATCTTCTGCTGAGATATAAGACGCAGCGACCGTGTTGATCAGCTCAGTCCGCTTCCGCTTTACGCTCATGCGGAGCGGTGCGCCTTTCTTGACATCACTGTCCGTAATAGTCGCCACGATAGCTTGTGGCGCGCCAGCAATCGGAAACTCACCATCAACGCGCTCGACCCAAGAACCGCACATCGCTTCAAGAATTGGCGTGAGGTTCGCATCATGGTTGGCACCGGGGCCATCTTTTGCGATTGCGTTTGACCGATAACGTTTCGTGTTGTCGGACATCACTTCGTCGCAGATGTTCGCAGCTTGCGTATATTCTGCCAAAGGTAGTCGGCTTGCGCGAACGGCTTTGCCAACCATGCGCTGAGAACCGTTGAAGAAGCCGCGTTCGAGGTTGTAAATTTGAACCGCGGGATTATCGCTGTATTCCCAAGTATTCTGATTATCCCACCGATGAGGACCTGAACCGCCCATAGTGCTGTCTTTTCGCCAATCGTAAAGCGGAGCGCCGACGACTTCGAACAGCAACTTTGCCGGAGAAGTGAGGCCATCGCCGTTCTTGCGCAGTTCGGAGAACACAATCGCATAAGCAACGCCTGCGCCACGGTGGTTTGCGGTCCAACGACCAGCTGGACGCGCACGATTAATCAGTGTCGCGTCGGCCTGCTGATCCATAGTGCCGTAGTAGAATTTGACGCGCACGTTGTCATGGTCATCGCCACTTGTGCCTTCGTTAGGGACCAGCCAATAACCATCAGCATCTTGCTCTGCCAGAACGCGCCATGCGCCGTTGTATCGAACACGCGGAACGGCTGTGATACGAAAGCTAGCAAGAGCAAAAACGTCCTGAATAAGCCTGCCCCCAGAGCCGTAGCTATTCCGGTAGACATGATGCCCTTCAATCCCGCAGGTGCCGAGAATGACCGAGCGCGGAATGTTTGCGCCATATTGCGTTTCCAGCTCGGATGCACGGCTTTGTGTCTTTGGCGGAAACAGCGCGTTGACCGCATATTTCAGCGCAATGCCGAAGGCTGTTTGTGCGATACCGGCAAGAATTGGACTAGCGGCAGCCCATGCAGCCACGCTCGAGACAATTCCGCCGATCCAAGCAGCGACAGGCGCAAGAAATGGCATGAGATAAACCTTGCAAATGAATGCAACAAAGCTGGCCCGCCACTGGTACGAGCCTTGGTCATTGCAAATTGTCGGTGCTGTTATTCGCCTACAGTGTAGGCTTGCTCGATTTCCGTAACCGGAAAGAATGTCAACCCTTGTGGCTGTTTGACTGCAAAGCCAGAACTACAAATGAAACCGGCGACATACTCCCCGTTCAGTTTCATGACGCCAACGTCGCCACGGCGCGCGGAGAGGCAATTGACAGGCTCAAGGCCAAGATAGGTCTCGAACACATCTTTGACGTTCTTGCAGCCGTTCTGGCGCATCTTTCGCGCTGCCCCGGCTTCAGTCTGATACTTCCCACGAAACTTCAAGAGTGGATCAATCCCTGTAACCGCCTTGATCGCATCGGCAGCACACATCAGACAGTCGGATTTTCCCCACTCCGGCAAAATATTCACATGCTGAGAAGCAAGATCTTCAACCGCCCGGTCCCAACCAGGCACCCTAGCCAAATTTGATTTTGAAGAATTCATTTTTGATCCTTGCTGCATATTCGAAGAACATGTCGCCCGGTGAAACGAGCTGCTGATCCTCATGCGATGCATATCGATACCCTTCCCGGAAGTTATCGACCGCGCCGGTTTCGATATGCCCTTCCAGCCAGACTTCGTCACCTTCTTCGCGATGATCAATGACATCCACATAGCCGTAGAACGTCGGTTCAGCATGGAGAAAGGCGTTGTTGTCCGGGTCAAAGTAGAAGTCGTAGAACGTAACAGGTCGGTTTTTGTAATCCTCCTGTTCGATCAGACCGAGCTTGTCAGGTGTGAGGCCGAAGTCAGATTTAGCGGGCAGCTTCATTGTGATCGGCTGCGCAGCGGTTCCGAGCGCATAGACAGGCTCGTCAATATCGATCAGCGTATTGCCGTGATAGGTCAAACCGCCATAATCGATACTGCCCTTGCCTGCGAAGAAGCCATACGTTCCGGTGCCAAACTCAAATTTGACGGCAGAAGCAATCTTGCCTCTGCCCTCGTTTAGAAGCTGTTGCAGACGTGCTGGAAAAGCCATTACCTCGGAACCTCCACGAGCTGGAAGGTTGCTTCGGGGAATTTACCCTCTCCAATGCTCCAACTGCCCGGCATTAGACGCATGTTCATAATCGGATTTTTCAACCGGACCACTGAACCTGTCGTGATGTACGAAGGCAGAAAAGGCTCAATCCTAACCTGCAAGTTTGTTGTGGCTGCTGTCGCATCGACTGCCACTCGGACGATGAGGTTATAATCACCATTGGACAGCCCAATGAGATCACCCGCTTTCAGCTTTAATCCGACAACCACAGTTCCGAGGGTAATTGTATTGCCGTTGATGGCTGTGAGTGTCGGATTGCCAATGATTGTTGGATTGTTAGGATCGCCCCAATAAGCCTGCGGAATGCAAACGTGCTTGGGCGTGTAATGGACTGTCACCTGTCCACCCCGGCAGCGATCAATAAATGCCTCTAGCCGATTTCGGTCAGCATTCGTGAGGCTTACTACCTTCGCTGTCCACGTCCAAAATGGATCACCGTTCTCGATAAATGATATCGCCCGATCGCCATATTTTGACATGGAGACCGAGCGATTGAGCACAGGGAAAGTCGCTTCATAACGAAGACCAGATGGGAGAAGTTCAGCCATTACTTTGCCATTCCTCTCGAACTAACCTGACGAAGATCACGGGCTGTGCGGACTGCCCCGCCTTTATCATAAGCCGCTATTGCAGCGCGACTGGTGGAAACAGATTCTCTTTGGGCAATGTCCTTCACAAAAGCTCGAAGGTTGCCGTCGGTATCTACGCTAACGCCAACTGTCACATGAGCTTTTGCTGTACCAGCGGCTCCCGTTATCGCTGATGTCACAGGCGACGTTGGCGCTGACACGGAAGGAACTCTTGGCAAGATGGTGCCATTCTGATCAGGAACAAATACTTCGGGGCGCTTCTCTCCCACGATGTATGGTTGGCCCTTTTTAACTGGCCCGCCATTTTCTCGGAACAGACCACCCAACAGTGACCCGAATAGACCGCCGCTTCCCCCACCTGAACCAAATATTCCCGCCAAAGGCCCTTTGCCCAGAAGCGCAGCCTGCAGGACGGTGTCGATGAGCGTATTCAGAAAGCGATCCAGTGCTTTGTTACCGGTTTCGATTGCAGGTACAAGCGACTGGAAAGCATCAAACATGCTGTCTTTAAAGAAGTCTGCAGCCTGCCTTGCCTGATCTTGAGCTTCCTGCACTTGATCGGTTCCAGCCTTCACCATCGCGAGGTAGGCAGCTTTTTCACTAAGTGCTTTCAACTCTTCAGCATCTAGCGTGCGGCCAGCTTTCCGAGCTGCGTTCAAGCCTTCCTGATAAACTCGATTGTATTCGAGGGCATACCCATAATCTTCAACGAGTGGGTTCAGCTTCAGCTGGACGGTGTACTCAGTTTCTGCAAGGTCGATATTGTCTTGAAGACGCTGATTGTAACGATCCCACGAATCCGTTTTATCCTTTTTACTCTTCTTCTTATCCTGCTTATCGAGCTGTTTGTTCTGCCGCTCAAGGGTCTTTTCCAGCTTGAAAGCTTCTGGATTCATCCTTCGCCACAGCGAGAGTTGGTCACTGAGGTATTCGGACTGTTCTTTTGAGCGTTTGTCCTGACCTGGACCCGGAAGAGCATCGCCTTTTGGTGTGGTGACAACACGGCTTATGCTATCTCTTGCCTGAATGGCTGCCGCCGCGAGCGTAAGTAGTTCCTGACGTGCCGATGAAAGATCGGGATAACGCCCGGACAGACTGTTTATCGCTTGCTCGACTTCCTCAATCGAGACTTTACCGGTTGCCAGCCTATCCTCAAACGCTGAAAGCTCCTTTCTGGCCTCGTCAGATTTGACATTGTCCACCGCTTGCGAAAAACGATCTACGGCAAGAGCAACAGGATCAAGCGCCTTTTCAATTCCCGAAACGATATTAGCAGTACCGTTCGCATCGTTTGTTAGCTGCAAAAGAGAGAGAGACAGCTTTTTGATTGAGGCATCCGAATTGCCAGCCTTAACAATCTCCTCCCTAAGCCGAGCAATGTCAGGCGTTCCCGCCTCAACCGAGGCCTTGAACCTCTCAAAGGCTTCTACAAGCGGCTGGAAAGCGCCAGCGCCATCGAATGTCATTATACCTGCGCCACTTAACGCAGATGCAATGGCCTTACCGACTTCGCTTACCAAGTCCTTGGCGTCTTGAGTCGCTGTCTTTTTAGCGTCGGCAAAGATAGCTTCCGACAGGGCTTTCGCCACTTCCTGATTTTGCTCGATATATTTCTTAGCGTCTTCAATTGCTTGCTTGTATGAAGGACCCAAAGCATCAATGTTTGACTTATGCTTTTTTAGAATTTCCTCCATATCGGGCGCATCTTGGAACCAAGTATCAAAATAGCTGATGGCTGCCGATCCAAGAACGACGAACGCCGTTGTCGCGATACCGAGAGGACTAATCAGACTTGAAACCGTCTGTTTAAGCGCGCCCATGACACCAGTCATCTGCCCGCCATACATTGTCACCTGTGGCAACTGCTGTGCGAGCAGCATGAACGGTGATTGGCCTGCCGCAAGCATTGTTCCGATATCCTGGAACTGAAATGCGAGATTGCGCATTTGCTGCTGCGCCATTTTTGACTGTTCGCCGGTCTTCTTGATTGCTGGCGCGGCCTTCTCGAAAGCTCCTGTTGCGCTGTTGAATGCGACGGCAGATGCATTACCGGCCTTAACCGCATCTTCGCTCATTTTTCCTATCTTCTGAGAGAAGTCAGTTTGAGCTCTGCCCACATTTTGCATGTAAGCGTTGACTTCAGCTTTGAGCTCAACGACAACTTGATCAGCAGTTAGGGCCATAGGGGGCTCACTTGGGTAACTGGTTAAAATTCTCGATGGCTACGGCTGGCGCTGCGATAACAGCGGCTGGCATATACTTGGCTTCTGCCGCGCAAGGCAGTGAGAAGCATCAGACCAAGGCAATCGAAGATGGCGCAACGAAACGACTTCATAAGTTCGCGCCAGCGGGATCATATGAAACGAAAAAAGTTCGATCGTTCTGCGGTCCGTTTTATAGTACGCGGCCCAACAAGAACGATGAGGCCCAATTGACGAAAATCGTGGTTCGCAACTGCGATACTATAGAATGGATTCATTAGTCCGCGTTTAGAGTTATCTGTACTCTATCCAATTTGGACCGATGGATCGTTTATCGTCACGGAAGCAAGCATAGCTTCAGCTTCTGCCCAGTCTTCGTCCGTGACTTGAGGCATTTGCTTCTTATCCATTTTCTGAAGAGCAACATTCGTGCTCACGATCTCGTACATGCTCATAGTGTCAATCGCTCTTGGATCGACACCTGCGCGGACGAAAGCCGCTCGATATGAGCCGAACTCTATGCGGTCGCCGGGGCTTCCCCGGCTTTCGGCTCCCCCGAGTTAATCTCTCCGACGCCGTGAAACGCAGCATTGAGAATTGCTTGAGCAACGGTTTCGGGGCTGTTAGGACCGGTCACCAATGGAATAGACGCTTTTTCTTTGCCGACATACATATCAACAAGTCGCTTTGCTTCGACCGCGCCTGTACCTCCTCCGATTAAGCCCAGCCTGATGATGTGGTAAAGATCACCCCAAAACCAGACGCCCATCACGACACGCTGATAAATAGCGCCTACACCGACTTTGCCGCACTGATGTTCCAGCTCTTCGATTTCTTTCCCACGCAGGGCGAACAGGTAGTCCCCGTCACCCCACGTCAGAATAACCTCAGCCTTTAAGTTTGGGCTGCTCATCAATCACCTCAAGCCGCTATAACTGGCAGAGACTGGTCCGACTTCGTATTGATGGAGCCGGAAGCATTTGTTGCTGTTTCAACCACATGCAGGCGTTTATCTACATCACCTGCAGCCGGGGTGTAGCTGGCTGTAGTGGCACCAGCGATTGCAACGTTATTCGCAAACCACTGGTAAACGAGCGACGGTGTGCCGGTATATGTTCCAGGCGTGGCAGCAAATGCAGCAGACTGAACGGGCGCCGTTGTCGGGATGGCAACGCCAGAAGTAACGCTAGGCGCTGGCGGGATAGATACCCAATCGGGCTGGCCATCGAAAATGACTGTGCCGGAGTTCGTATAGCGGCCACGATCCGAGCTCTCTTCGGAATACTCGGTGAGCAAAGCCGGGCCTTCCCAATATCCCTGATTAGGAGCGCCGATATTGCGATACCAACGAACCCAGCGCATATCGCCGTTCATCGAATAATCGTCCCAGACAGGGAGAGCCACATCAGCAAGCGTTCCGGTGAAGGTGAGTGTCATGCGCTTGGAAACGGCGTCGATGCCCAGCCAGATCACGGCCTCAGGATCATCGCAAGGCGGCAGAGCGACATCATTTGTGTTGGTAGTCACCGCACGGGTCAGACCTGTGATGCCACAAGGAGCGGAAAAGATCGAACCTGCTGGCGGAACACTGTCGTTGTCGTTGACGACAGGACCGATGAGGAGCTGCTGCTGACCAAATTTAACGGAATACTTTTCTCGTGCCATGGGTTTTCCTTTCCATAACAAAACGCGCCGTCACCTAGTCGGCGCGGCGTCATGGCTGGTTGAATGATTAATGCTTATTGGGGCTGAATGACCGTTATCGAAAACTGACACCACGAATGCCATTGATCGGCTTCGTCGTTATCTTTTACGCACTGTGTGCCTGTCCATTCGCACTCGATAATGTCTAGGCCGTCAGGATCGAATTTCTCCATGGCTTTCACTATCGCGGCGGCTATATCGAGCGCCCTATCCTCACCCGCATAGAATGGGCCTGTTGACGTGGCTTTTTTCGTTTCCGCGAACGCATGGAGTGTGACTGTTACGGTTGCGCCATTCCAGCATGTGGCTTCGTATGGCGAAGCTATCGGGCTGCCGTACCTAACAAATGGCCACTTTGGGCTTGCTGGAGGTGACATCGCATAGATGCGATCAGCAGGCACGAGAGATGTCAAACGAGCGTCGGCAAAGAGGTGGTCAACAATCGCAGCCTTAAGAGGTCTGGAAAGATCAACTGCCATCGCGCACCACATTCCCGGCCTTATCGACCGAGTAACCGTCTGGCTTTTCAATGACATTGATCAGGCCAAGTGAAAGACCGGCTTCGATGCAGGCTAAAGGACGATAACCAATCGATCCATGCGGAAATGTGATCATAACGTTGGGCTTAGGCTTCCAATCAAACCGTTCGCCCGTCACCTGAAACCACCGGCTGGAGGGCTGCGTGGCAACCTCTTTAATCTTCTTGGCCATCGTCTTCCTCCGTAGAGTTGTCCTTGGTGCCGTGGATAATCCAATACGAACTGGCAGGATCTGATCGAACGCTTTTGGCTTTCCATCTCTGACCACGCGCCACGACAATGCTGTCACTGTCTGGCACAATCGCGATCCCGGCCTGCAATACCAGCAGCTTAACGTCCTCAGCGGTGTATCCTGCTGACTGGCGCATCGCTTCATCACAACGATCAACCTGCACCCTGCAAGCAACTGAGGTTTCCTGCGGGATTTGAACGCCACCGGGGCCGCGCACCATCGTGACAGTGATTAACTGGCCGGAGCCAAATATGTCTCCAAAGACATCCCCGAACAGCTGCTGAATGTCGTCAGTGTCGAGAAGGCCAGCCATCACAGACCTCCGAAGACACCGGGCCAGCCATAAGCCGGACCTTGCCAATCTTTCGCATAGCCAGACGAACAGCCGCCGATTGCGCCGATAGCAACACGCGGACCGCCCTTGACCATCTTGAGAAGCTGGAAGAAGTAAGCGCCGCACTTGGTCTGGGATAACCAGTCGCCATAATTCATATCGCCTGCGGCCTTCTGGAAGCGTGTGAGCGTCAATTCACCTGACTTGATGGATTGATACTGAGAGCGCCCGGAAGCCTCTGAACGGCTCTCTGCGTCCGTTCCTAGGCCGTCCATGGTCATCAGGTGACATGTGTAGGCGATCCAACCCTGTTCGAATAGCTTTTCGGGCCATGACTGATCGATAAAGACCGATGCCATGTCGATATAGCCCTGCACGACAGCATCATCGACTGCGGCAAACTGTGGCTTCATCTGTTTGAAACGAGCGGGTGTGAGGGCTTCATAAGCCATAATCAACCTGCCAGTGCAGCGTCGATCCGCTTCTGCAGTTCCGCAACATCCCACTTGTGGAAGAACTTCTTGCCAGTCAGTTCCTTATAGTCCTGACGAAGCTTGGCAAGTTCCGGATCAACCTCGTTGGTCGCCTTTTCATTCTTTGCTGTAACAGGCTTGCCGTTCTGCCAATTGCCGACAAGTTCAGCAGATGGTGTCGCATCGCGAATGACTTCGACAACCATGCTGGCTTCGAGGATATCAACATACGTCGGTTCAAACTCACCCGGCTCATCTGCGGTTGGCCGAGAAACTTCACCGAAAGCAGGAAGACGAGCAAACCCCGCTGTGGTCGGCAAATCGTATGGACTATTTGTCCTGTTCTTAATTGTGATCATTTCGCCTTCCTCTCCAAGAGAAAGGGCCGAGGAATTACCCCGGCCCAATCATATTAAGCTGCTGGTGGCTGGCTGATGCCGTCGCCGTAGCGGAAAGCTGCCGTGGTAAGCAGCTCAACGCCACCGGTACGGAAGATGCCCGGAACAGCCCAATTCAGAGGACCATCCTGATAAACAGGCAGGAACTGGTGAGGCATCGGAAGGTGAAGCTTCACATATTCCTGATCGTTCTTGTAAGCGACGATACGGCCAGTGCCAGCAGAAGGTGCAACACCAGCAGTACCAAGCTCACGAACCGTCCGGATCGTCAAAGGACGCCCAGTCTGCATCGTGTAGATGTTCGTACGCTGGATGAACGACAGGATAGTTTCCATCGTTGTAGCGGCATACGGAGTCGCAGCGATGTAGTTGAAGGCTTCAACAGGCAGAAGGACAGTATCTGCCATTTCCGCTTCAAAGGTTGCCAGACTGATGCCCTGAAGCAGCAGATTGATATCACGAACAATCTGGGCCGGTGTCTTTGTGCCAACGCCGGCAGAGTTCACCCAATAGGTTACGCCACCGGTACCATCCGCAGGGATGGCGACAACCGGAACACCAGGATAGTTGATCAGACCGCCAAGACCCTTTTCAGCAGATCCCTTAAGCGTCAGATCGTACATGAACTTGGTGTACGCCAATCGAGCGGCACGAGCACGACGATCAGACAGGCTGCCGCCGATCTGAATAGCCGTGTTCACTTCTTCGATGTTGTACTGATAGCCGATAGCAGCCAGATGGAAATTCTTGGTCTGCATGTCCTGAGAGACATCAGCCAGAGGAATATCCTTGGCATAACCAGACTGCCAGTTTGCACGGCCCGAGAGGTCAGACGTGTAAGTGAGGATGCCCGGCGCCCATGCAGGACCAGACGTGTCAACAAAGACCAGACGGCCAAAGTCCCAATCGGGATAGCGCGTCTCATAAATGGTCTGATTGACTTTGTAAGCCTGACCCTGAACGAAGGCCAGCGCCTGTGCGTCATTAACGAGCTGGTTCATCGTTTAAGCTCCAGTTGCGAGAGATGGGATCGGACGGCGGTAGCGGACTGCGCCGACTGCGCCGGAAGTGCCAGCCTCTTCAAACTGCGCGCCGGGAATGGTCAGAACGGTTGCCGAAGCAGCCGCACCGGTCCAAGTGCCGTTTGCAGTATTGAAGCGAGCCTGAGCTCCCTTGGCGACGTTTGCGCCAAGCAGGACGCCGATAACGCCGCTTTCGCAGATCGCTACGTTGTCATACTGAGCGTACTGATCGCCGGGGCGTGGCAGAACCACACTGGCCTCAGTGATGCCGAGGACATTCTGATCTGCAGCAGTGAGTGGAACACAGCTATGTGCTCCTGTACCTGCAACAGCCGGAACGCCAAAGCCGAGCGCCGTGGTGCCTTCAAGTGTACGCGTGATAGCGTTCCACTCTTCCATGTTGACGCGACGGCCAACAGCAAAGGCGGCGAGATTTTCCTTGAAAGTAAGTGCCATGTTCTCGGCCCTCCTTACTGGTTGCGCCATGAATTGAGGTCGTCAACGCTCTTGGAATAAGCGTCATTCGTGACCTTGGCAGCGTCACCGACCGGTTTGATGTGAGTGATTGCGCCGCGCAGCTGTTCGGTGCCTGCTGCATCCTCGGCGAGAATGTCGAAGCGAGCATCGATATACGCGTCGCCCTTGTCGGCCATGCCATCGCCCAGCTTGGACACAACAACAGCTTTGCGGATAGCAGCGTCGGACAGACCGTCAGTCTTCACGTCTGGCGCGATAGCCTTGGCCTTAACGACGAGATCGCCACGGGCCTGCACGGCGGCATCAAGAGCAGCGCCGTCAAGCACCTTGCCCTTGAGGTCGTCAATCTCGGCGTCCTTCTTGGCAATCTCGCCGTCTTTGGCGTCGATCGCTGCTTTATGATCAGAAACCAGCTTGGTCTGAGCCGCATCGGCATCTGCAATCTGCTTCTGGAGTTTGGTAATCACCTGTGCGCCCTGATCGGTAACCTCGATCGAGAGCCCGTCAACGGTGACCGTCTTCAGTGGCTTATCGGACATGGATTTCTCCTTATTGCTGTCCTGTTGAACGGGCATGGCGCCCCATGACGCACCGTCACCGATGCGAGCTTGTGAACCGGCTCTCGCTCTATCAACGAGGGCCAAGTGATTGATTTTGATGTCGCGCTGTTGAGCGTCGTAAGCCTGACCGTCCGCTGTGGTGCCAGCTGTCCAGTCCAGATTGCAGGTATAGCCAGCGGAAAGCTCACGCTTCCCCTGCTCCACTGCGTCAATTGCCTTCTTATCCTTCAGGATGAGTGGCAACATGATCCAGTCGCCGTCCTGCTTGGCGGCTGTGGAGACTTCACCAGCAGACAGTTCTTTCCAGTTGTCCGCGGTGACAGACTCATCCGGATGATTGATCGTTACCGGCGCGTGGCTGAACGATTGCAAGCTGTCAGGTGCGAAAACCTCGGCAGCATCGCGATACACTCGCACAACTGTCAGATCAGGCCTGCCGACTTCCTGACCGGCATACAACTGGATGCCTGTCCGAACACTGCGGGCAGTCGTGACAAGATAGCCGTCTTCGGTCCGTCTCGTTCCCGAGATCGGTGCAGCATCTACAAATTTCATGATATCAGTCTCCACAGCGGAGGAATCAGATGAACAATTGGACCTTTGACCCAAAGATCGCGGAAACTATTGTCAGTGGGCGTATCCTTCGACTGCCGACCCTTCGGGCGATAGCGGAGAGCAACGGCGTGCGTATGAGCGATTTGCTATGGGAGCAGTTGGAGCCCAGGTGGAAATGGCACAACGAAATGTCATCCGAAGAGCTGCAAAGGCGTTGTGGTATAAGCTCCTAATTAACCTCTGCGGATAGTCACCCGCACTGCATCGGCAACCTTGCCAGATACTTTCTTGCGGTTCTTTTCGGTGGCAGGGCGCATGAATGGACGTTCCGCCATCTTAGACGTGCCGTATTCCAAGGCTGCGCTGTAGGGTGCATGGCTGGTTATATGAACTGTCGGCGGGTTGAGTGCCTCGACGGTCGTTTCAATGTTCGTATCAAGCGTATGGGTATCAGCATTCGGCGGCTGACCGGGTAACGAAGGCACATGCCCTTTGCCCGAAACTGCGCCCTGTGTGATTGAATGCTCGGCGTCTATCTCGATATCTTGCCCAGCAGCATAAAGCGCGCCTGTGATTTGCTTCGCGGACTTCTGCATATTCTTGAGACGCTTGATGTGCCGATCCATGCCTTTGATCGTTGCCATCAGTCTAACCTCAATATGCCCTTGGCTTTGCAGCCACAGAATGGAGCGAAACCCGGCGGATCATTTTTGGCAACTTCGCTATTCCACGAATATACCTTGCCGTTTCGTGCCAAGTGTTCGGGGCGAAAGTGCTTCTTTCCCGAGTGCCGCCACTCAAATTCAGTCATGCCGACTTGCAACTGCCGCTCTTTATCGAGGGCAGATGACAGCTTCTGTGTCTGGTCGATAGCGATATGCAATGACCTGTCACGCGACATCTTAAGCGCTTCACTCAACTGCCGGGCAACATCCCTCGCAGGTGTGCGGTTCTGCAAGCCACGATAGACGATATCGGCAATGCGCCCCCTCGCCTGATCAGAGACATTTCTGACCAACGCGACATTCCGCGCCAGCATGTCATCAAGCGTTTCGGTCACATCGCCCCAATGCATCTGCGTGGTGAGATCGACCTTAGTCGCGTAAACCAATGTCGAGATGAAGCGGCGCATATGCCAGAGCTGCAACCGGGTTGCCCATAGTCGAAACAACCCACGAAAAGACAAGACAGAGCGAACGGCCTCGCCTTCGACAACTTCGATCTCTGTCTCTACCGAGCCCACACGATCCCGCACGAGTTTGTCGGCAGCGATCTGTTCAACAAGGGCAGTTTTATAGGTTGGGAGTATGCGCTCCTTCACGCCTGCCCGCCAGACCTGCACAACTGTCAGGTATATGCGGGCAAGCTCGTCTCTCTGAGCCTTTGACGGCTCGATCTGGGGCAGTTCGACATCTGTCTTGCGATAGCCGGCTGCCTTTACCTGCCATTTGAGGTCGATTTTCATTCGGCCTCTCTGCTCTTTTCCTCGCCCGTTTCCAGATCATTAGGATCCAGGACTGCTTCAAAATCCTGATCAATTTCCTCAAGGGCCTCATCTAGTCCCGGCCAGCGTCCGCTTTCAATCATGCGGTTCTGGGCGGTCTTAGCGAGCGCATCAGTCGGGATAAGTCCGGTGCGAGCATAGATGTCGACCGTTTCGGCTTCCTTCTTGTCGATCTCTGCCTTTTCGGATTCGGATAGCTGGAACAACGGAACCCACTGTGACCAGATGGCAGCATCAGTGCGACCAAGTGCAGACCGGACGAGCATGTCATCCAGCGGGGCCAGCGATGGAGCAATCTTAAGCTCCTGATTGGCCTTCACGCTGTCGTAATAGTTCCGGAGTGATCCCTCATCCTTGCCGCTAAGGCCGCTCTCCTGCTTGCCTGTGAGACGCGTAAGCGGGATATCCGAGGCACCGGCCAGAATGTTCAATAGCGTGTTTGTGACATCTGGCAGGCCAGCCCATGTGATCTGCTTCTGATCCCATTCGTCGTCACCGTCGAGCATCAGCACATTGGAGATGCCCTTAAGTACCGCGACCATCTGCCAGCGGCGGATGTAAGACGCTTCAGCATCGCCATTGGCCATCTGACTGACCATGTTCTTGATGCGGACAACATCAATCTTGGCTTCCTGCAACAGAGCATCGATCACTGATGCAGCGCTATCAGCTGCAGCAACAGCATCAGAGAGATGCATCCAGATGCTATCGCCCCAGCCATCAGTGCCTAACCGACGATTGTTTACCGTTCTGCCGTTGAAGCGGATCACGCGGGATGGATGCAGTATAACCTGCTGACCGCTGCCAGAATTGATCGTGTAAGACCGAGGATGACCATAGAGTGGGTCCATCGGGTCAGTGATCATATCCTGTGCTGTGATCTCATGACGGCTAAGGACTGTGAGCGCCTTGATTGAGCCTTTAGCAATACGATCTGCATTCAAAGGCTGGCTGTTATCACCCGGAAGACCGATAGGAACAATGACGGCACCGCCATACAGACGCGCCCAGATTAGAGTCTGTCGAACCTTTTGGCGCACCTGTAGCCGCTTTTCCTCGGCCTCAATAATCTCGATGTCCGCCTTCTCAGCCTTCCATGTGCGCCACTCACGAGTTGCATCATCAGCTGGGATGTCAACGATCTTCCCGAACCAAGTCGAGACACGATAGGCATTCTCAAGCGTGACCCGATCATGATCGATCACGTAGGTATGGGCGGATGTTTTCGCGTTCCCGCCCCCTAGACCGGTGACGAAATTGGCAAATCCATCCGTAATCACGCCAGAGGTGTTGACGCGAACACGGGGCTTTGTCTCGGTCATGAGTAAGCTTTCATCATCTGTTCAAGGGTGTAGCCTTCGATGGCTATGTTCACATTGTCAGCCGCTATCACTGCGTCAGCCAGGTTGTGAGATTTCACACCCAGATCCTTTTTGAGCTTCAGCTTAGGAACAACGCGCTTCTTGCCTTCGCTTTCCACCCACCAAGGGACGCAAAGTTCAGTGAACAGCGCATCAAGCTTCGCCTTGCCCATTTCAGACGAGAACGACAGCACATCCTCTGGCTTGATTGACTGTCCGCGCGTGACAGCGTTGAACGTCAACATTGCCCGGCGCGCAGTATTCGCCCATGCCTGAGCCTTGAGGTTCAGATACTCGTCTTTGTTCAACGGGCTGTTGCTGTTGGCAGGATCGCTCGGCTTGTCTCCATCCATGACAGCGCCACCGGCATGAAATGCGAAATGCTCGACCTTTGATCCGTCAATCCGATTTTGCTCATCGATATAGCCGCCGACAAAAGCACCGACACCGATCGTATCGTAAGACACCGTGGCTCCAAGTAGCTTCGCCTTTGCCCAGACACGCTTGGCATTCTGAACAAGCTCATCCTTACCAGACGCCCAATCATCAGCATCAACGAAGACGCCTTCGATTTTGTCCGCAGTGGCGCTGTTGTCCTCGCCATCGTCTGCCGGATCGAACCCGATTATGTTTCGCCCGGTCAGGTCGAGTTTGAGAAGCTTATGGGCATCAACACATGCATTCAGCCAGCGGCGCTTGAAGATTGATAGCTCACTATCTCCCAACGGTACGCCACCGTACACATGTTCAAACATCTCCGGGTTACGTTCCTGCATTGCAGCGATATCGCGCAGCGCCTTTTGCGACAGGAACGGGTTTTCAGTGTAATCGATCTTCCTCACAACAGAGTGAGGCTGTTCAGTAATGACGAAGTTCTTCCACACGTAATCGGTGACAAACTTCGGATTGAAGAGAAGGATTGCAAGGCTGTCTTCCTTGCGGATCGTCGGGCCGATAACCACCCACTGATCCTCTGTCAGCTTTTCAGCTTCTTCGACCCAAAGAATGTCAACGTCAGACGTTCCCTTGATATCTTCAAGGTTGCGCTCAATCCCGTAGAATATGAACTCTGATCCCGTCGCTCGGTGAATGATCGTAGTCTTCTGGACTTCATAGGCAGCCTGCAGGCCGAGGTGATTAATCGCCCACTTCAGTTCAGTATAAACTGATTCCTGAATGCGGTTCTGAAAGCGTCTAATGCAAAGAACACGCATCTTTACGGGAAGGTGGTCGATCAATCGAACAAGCTGGCAAGCCGTGTCTCTGGTCTTAGAGCTCGACCGACCGCCGTGAAGGACTGCAATATCCGCTTTCCCGAGGAAAACGCGCTCCCAAAAGTCATAGAGATGCGGATTGGTGAGATATGTACCGGCTTCTAGCTCTTTTCGCTGCGCAGCACTTCCCGCCATGTTCTTGTCTCTGTCTGTATAGGAGCGCCGTCTGGGCCGGAGTGTTCATGCTTTTCAACCATAAAGCCGAGCATCTTAGCCAAATCGACCAACGCACCTTTCTTATCGTGCAGCTTAAACTTGATGCGGCGAACGTCTCGCGCATCCTCTCCGCGACCGTCTTTGAAATCTTCTACCGTGACCTCGGATAGAGCCGCAGCTTGTTCACGTGTCAGATCGGAGAAATCGAGATAGGGGTCTCCGTCACTACCCGCCCTCATGTAATCGAGCATGTTCGAGAAACCGATTTTTGCCAGCTCCTCAACAATCCGATCCTTTGTGATTTCAAGCTTTTCAGCGGTCTTGTTTTGGCCTTTGGTGATCGCTTGCTGCACCTTAACATTTGTTAACAGCCGTGAGCCTTGCTCAGTCGCAGTCTTCTCACTGTAACCTGCCCTTATCGCCGCCTGTGTGGCATTCAGGTCAATCAGGTACTCAGCGACAAATCGCTCTTGTTTCGCGGTGAGACTCACGGTTGTATTCCTGATGGTTCAATAAGAGGCAAAAGATGGAAGATGACGTGGGTTATTACGCTACGGAAGCGGGGCAATTCATCGCAAACGCTCATCGCTATCTGAGTGCAGCGAAGTTTCTTACCGAACGTGACAATTGGCAGAGCAACCACAAGGTTCCTGCATTGCATTTGCTTTGTCATGGCATCGAGCTGTTCCTGAAATATCCCTTACTCAGATCGGGGGCCACGCAGTCAGAACTTGTAAAAGCGTACGGTCACGACCTGCAGAAACTGTGGGACGCTGACGGTAACAGCGTCAGTCGTACTTACATTTTAGATACAGCGGTAAACATGTGGACCTTTGCCCGCGATAGTGGCGAATGGCATGGCGATTTTACAGGCGACCCAAGAACCAAATTGATTGACGGCGTTAGGAGTATGTCATTCCTACACGGCAAGCAGAGCTCTTTTGCTCTTAGGTACACATTTTCATCGCCACTTCCCTCGCAATGGCCCCGGTTCCTCATTGAAACATTCGGCGACGTCGCTGAGAGAACGTGCATGAACCCTTCCTATCTGGATTACTGACCGGTCTTGCCCACTTGATCCGCATTATGAGGGGAAATCGGACCCCGGAGCGGACGGACGGCTTCTACAGCCTCGAATGTGGCCTTGTTCCAAGCGACCGGCTGTCTCGTTTGGAGATACCCGCTCCCTACATAGAAAAACCCCGCTCAAAGGCGGGACTAAAACCTGTGCTTTGTGCGGAAACCATCTCAGGCTTAATCAGGGTGTCGGACATTATGAGGAGTTCCGACATGCGCTACCTGTTAGAGACCGCTGCCTTCGCTTCAATCATTTTCATAATCTGGCAAGTTGGCATCCATTACGGATTTTGGCTTTGATCAGAACGGGCCGGACGCTACCCCGGCTTTCGCAGTCTGTCGCGAACTTCTCGAGTACAACCTGATTACCCAATACTTGGCACGTCTACTTTCCGTGCTGCCGTTCTGATTTAGTAACCCACCGGGGTACGCCGAAGCGTGGCGGGTCTTGTTTACTTAGCAAACGTATCAGGCCATATCACCTGCATGAAAACCATCTGCTATCTTCTAGCCAGTTTTGGCTTTGGCTACCTTTACTATGAGCGGTACTGGCGCTGGCGAGACTGTATCGCTGAAGCGTCATCAAGCTGCTTGACTGAAGATGGGAGCAACCTCACCGGCGGCGGCCAATTTTGGGGCTTATTCGCAGCAGTATTTCTATTTATTGCAATACGGTCTGTTTTCCGATCACGAAGCAAATAGATGCCCTACTGATCCCATATTCCGTTGAGGCGTTGCCTCGAATTAAATATGATGCTTCTCAACAGTGTAGAGCGCATAATTAGCCCACACGCTGCGTTTAGCATCCTCCTCTGTCGCCATTTCAGCTTCGAAATCCAGGTCGAGGGTCAAATATCCAGTCTTGTTTCCGATATCGTCAGGGGTATCGAAACCTTGTTCACACTCACCGCAATGAGCGTAAACGGTGTTTTCGGCAAGGTTTTTGACTAAGTAGAGTAAACCTTGCCTGCATAAAGGGCATTGACCTGCGTGAAAATAACAATCCATTCAGTATCTGAACACAGGATCATTTCAGGCGAAAGAGCATTTTACCCGTAATCCAATTGGCACTTTGGGAAGGAGTGCGCTGCCAAGCAGCAAAATGGACCTTTGATCGCCTCCTATTTGCACATGCTTATTCTTGTCAATCCGCTTTTGTATAATTTAATTGGCGTCAATTATATTGTTTTGTCTGCCCAAGTGAAGCCCGACGAGGAGATTACGATGTATGTGAAAACCGCTTTAATTGGCACCATGGGTCTAGTCGGTTTATCAACCGCTTCGCATGCCGCGCTTGCTCCAAATTACCAAAGGGCAAAAGAGCTAACGGCGATCATTGAAGCCGTTGCGGAGCAAGTTCCCGCTCATCCTATTACGAAAGTGATTTATCAGAAGCGCGATCAATACCAGGTCATCGCTGGACCGTGCTCTATTCGAGCAGTGATTGTAACGGCACCTCAAAAGAGGCAGATGGTTGGTGCGCGGCAGTTTGATGTGAAACTGTTCCCGCAGCGTTGCGGCAAGTAATTTTCCTTAGTTCTTGCAAAAATGGAGACCAGTTCTCATATCATACCGCCTATGAAGTAGTTTCTAGCGGTTATTGGAAATGGCTCCAGAGACAGTCACAAAAATTTTGGTCGGAATCTTCCTGATAACACTGGCGTGGAGCCTATATTTGGCTTTCGTCGTGGGGGTGTGACTATAAAATAGCCGATCTCTCGTACACAACGAACATCCCCACAGAAAAATTACCCTGCAGAGTGGAGCGATTACTGGAAACGTTGTAATCGTATAAATTAGCGTATGCTGAATTACCGAGGGGTTTTTCGTGTTTGAAGATCAAAAAATCGGGGTTGCTTGTCCTGTATGTTCTCATAAGACCGAGAAGACGACGGCTTGGCTTAAAACCAATGATCTTCTCACCTGCGGATCGTGTGGAATCGATTTTGTGATCTATAGCGAAAAGCTGTTTTCCTGGCTCAAACGAGCGCAGCAAGTGTTATACCGGGTAACGTTTAGTTTGATTGCGCAAAAATAGCATCGGGTGTTTTCCTTTTATAATAGGAGAACCGACATGCCGTTTAAAAGCGCAGCCTATCAAGGGATATTTACCCCTCAGGAATTAAACTCGCTCCAAAAAGCATATAACCTTTGCTGCGAGATTTTAGGTCGCCTCCCGACTTCGCAGGAAGATAAGGAAGATCTGGCTCGTTACGTAATGAGAGCATTCGACTACAGTGATGGCGACGTAAAACTATCGGCAGAGCGCGCTGCGAATATGGCAAGAATGCTCGAGTGAAACCTCAATTTCACCGCTGTAAAAGCTTGCCAAAAAAAAGCGGCCATTCAGCCGCTCAAGGGGTTGTTTCTGCCGTGGCGCAAATCACCACAATACAAAATATAGTGTA